GATCTAACGATTTGTTGTGATGACAAAGGTTATTGGCGCCGAGACTTTTTTCCATACTATAAAGCAAGTCGCAAGAAAGACCGAGAAGCATCGCCGTTTGATTGGAATCTAATATTCGAAACACTTAATCGGGTCAGAGATGAAATCAAGGAACACTTTCCATATAAAGTTATCCAGGTTGATAAAACCGAAGCAGACGATGTTATCGCAACACTCTGCCACAAGTATGGCACATTCATCAAAAACGACACGACAGAGAATATACTCATTCTATCTTCAGATAAAGACTTTTTGCAATTGCAAAAGTTTGTCAATGTCGAACAGTTTAGTCCAATGGCGAAGAAGTTTCTTCGAACTAATAGCCCGTCGGAGTTTCTAAAAGAACATATCATTAAAGGTGATCGTTCTGACGGTATTCCTAATTTTCTCTCTTCTGACGATACATTCGTTAGCGAAGCCCGACAAAAACCAGTAACAGAGAAAAAACTAAATACATGGTTGACTCAAGAACCAGAATCATTTTGTAATGAAATCACATTGCGGAATTATCGAAGGAATGAACTCCTAATCGATCTATCAAAGATTCCCGATGAATATCAAAGCAAAATCATAGATACATACGAGACAGCTCCTAAACGAGGAAAAGAGAAGATTTTTAATTATTTTATTCAACATCGCATGAAAATGCTCATGGATCACATACAGGAATTTTGATGGACATTAGTAAGATGACATTGCCAGAGTTGTTAATCCACGTATCTGGATTGCCAACAGAAAAGAGAACAAATGCTCTCAAGCAAATTGCGAACTTAACACCTGACTTGAAAACTCTTTTAAAGTACACATATCATAAAGATGTGAAGTTTGATTTGCCTGAGGGAGATCCGCCATACAAACCTATGGAAACTCCAGAAAACATGGGACACAATCGATTGCCTAGGGAAATGCGAAAGTTTCAGTATTTCTTCAAAGAAAGCAATCTAAACACAATCAAACGAGAAAAACTTTTCATTGAATTGTTGGAAACAGTTTCTCCTGAAGAAGCAAAGCTAGTCCTTATGGTCAAGAATAAAAAACTAACTTACAAAGGCTTCACTCGAAAATTAGTCGAGGAAGCACTACCAGAACTTTTTGTCGGAGAATCAAAGTAACGCCATGTCAAAGACAAATAAAAAGTATAGTGGCTTTAGAGACTTTTATGAGAATGAAGATGGGCGTTCTCATGGAAAGCCTAGATTGAACGAATCAAAAAAACAAAAAACAAAGTTTAAACATCATACAAAGTTTATTGATCCCAATAACATTCGCGAAGATGAATGGGATGAATATGAGAGTTTTGAAGAGTAACTATTTTTAGGAGTAATCATGTTACATTTTCATAATGAAGGTGGAAAGTTTTTGGGTTGGTATACATGGCAACGAGCATACGATTTAAGTAAGAACATTAATAATGCAATTTATTCATTTGCTTTTCTAGAAGAAAAGCCTAGCAATGACACACTTCCGTTTGAAATAGAAGATACGTTTTATTTTGGAATGACTTGTGGGATATCTTATGATAAAAAAAATAAAACTTCATCGGGTAAAAAGCGCGGAGGAGAAATAGTTACAGGTTTACAAAAGAGAATATTAGAACATAATAGTTATCTTCGCGAACTAAAAACAACATTCTCTAAATCGAGAAATGTTTTAAATAAACGATCTAAATTGTATTTTGAACATTATAGACCAGATGAACAGCCACAAAAAGAAAGATATATAGGCATAGCTATTCCGCGTGTAGATATGGGTGAAACGCCAATGCGCTCATTTGTAAGTACAGTAGAGTCTGAGTTTATTTTTTTATATACTAAAAAATTTAATAAAACACCTCTATTAAATCTCGATGAGGAATCTAAGCCAAGACGCAAAGCGGGATCGCACTCTATGAGAGTAATGAGTTCACCTAGCATATTGCCATTCATCGACAAACCGTAGTTTTTTCGCAACAGCAAGTGTCGTTTTTTCGCAACATCCGGGAAGTCCTTGACTTTCCTGGAGATCAGCGTATACTTGTATGTATGGAAAGAAAGAAACGATCAGACAGAAACCACGTGGTCTACCGCGTGACTTGCGTAGACACGGGCGACACCTACATCGGTATCACCGTCGCAACCGGGCGAGCATTTCTTCGCGCCGTCAAAGTACGGTGGCAGAAGCATGTTAGCCGCGCGAAGTGTGAGAACAAAGACTGGGCTATGTGTGTAGCAATCCGCGAACTAGCACAATGCGACTGGAAGTATGAGGTTGTCGAAATTGTGCGTGGACGCAAACCAGCACACCAGCGTGAGCGTCAGTTGATTGCTGAACTAGCGCCCAGCCTAAACACTTTCTGAATTGTTGCAAAAATACGACACCAAGAAAATCCTTGACTTTTGCCGCAATCCGAGTATAATAGATCTTGTGGTGAGAGAGAAATTGATAGGAGTTTGAGATGATTACGTTTTTAGCAGTTGTGATGGTTGGATTTGTTGCTCTAGTCTTGTGTGGGGTTGCCGTTGGTAGCTCTGTCAAAACCCTCGGTTGAACTGTAGTAAAAATACGACACCGAGAAAAGCCTTGACAGCAAACCCAAACCAGCGTAGAATGGATCTTGTGGTAGGGAATAAACAGGAAGAAATGATGACAAACGAATTCAAAATCGACGGCCTTGAAGAGTATCTTGATCACATCCGTATGAACTACATTCAGTGGGTGAAACCAGAAGATAACGATCCTCGGAAACAGCAAGGTTGCATTCAGTTTTGCATGGGTCTTTCGATTGAGTACGGCAGCAAGTATGCCAAGATCATTACGAATAACGGCGGATCGCGTAGCGTCCATTCGTTTGTTTGTTTGCGTGACATGGGCAAGTTTACTAAGGGTGACATTCTCAAGGCTGCTGGCTGGAATGCTCCTGCGAAGAATTTTGCTCGAGGTAACACGATGGCTCGGGACTTCGGTCAAGTTGCTTGGACTGGTGCTTAAATAGGAATTGAAGAAATGAGTAAGATGAAAGAATTGTGGTCCGACATTGTGGAAATGCTTGAAGCAGAGTATACTGTCGAAGAGGTAGCAGCGAAGTTTTGTGTGCCTCTTGATTGGGTTGAATCTATAAAGATCGATTTGGAAGAACCAGAAATCTCTTTTGAGGAAGAAACTTTTCTAACCGATGCTGAAGCAGATGCTAATGCATTAGCTTCTATGGGTTGGGGAACCGACGAGGATTATGGATATCATGGTGATGAATTTTAAAATTCCGGCTTCTGGTAAACCTAGAAACTTAGTTTCTAAGGATCTGCGAAGCCCTAAGTATCGTATGCGGGTTGTTGGCGATAAGCGTAAAAAGAACCCTAAACACAAACATGGTGATTTTTATGCATTCATTTAAATCTGGCATGGGACCAAGAGAATCAATTGCATCAGAGTTGTTGGATACTATCCGCTTTGGTTCTCTTGACAAAATCAATGGTGCTGGAGTATACTACAAACGAAAGTTCGAAGGAAGTGATGCTTATGTAGTTCCTTTTGGTCAGAACAAATATTTTTATGGCGCAGTGGTAATTTATTCAGTAGGAAAGATTAATATTCGATACAAGCTAAACGACGAAGCGCACAATGTGAATGTGAGAAATTTGAGTGAAGCAAAAGAATACATTGTAAAGCGTTTTATACAATCTGGATTATAATATGAATGAAAGTGATAAAGAAGTGTTGCTCATTGCATTGGAAGAATGTGCTGAAGTGACACAAGCGATTAGTAAAGTGTTTCGATTTGGTTTTGAATCAAAACACCCTAAAGAGATTCAAACAAACAAAGAGCGATTGGAAGAAGAAATCGGCGATTTGTGTTGCATGATTGAATTGATGGCAGAGCGTGGATTGATTGAAGCTGAAGCAGTTGATCGTGCTATAGAAGCAAAAATGCAAAAGTTAAAGTGCTGGTCTAACGTTTTTGGAAGTGAACAAAATGTCGAAAAGTGATATAAAAACTTGGTTCAAAAGAAATGGATTCAAGTTAATATGGCGAGACAATTGGCGCACCGTAATACAGTATAATTCTGGTGGTTTTAGTAGAAATGGTCGTTTCTTTAGACTTCGCAAAAATGGTCCAGATCGTACATGGGTAGTTGATGTATCAGAACCAGTTGCTAATTTTGATCGATGGGCCAACTCAACGGAAATTCGCGAAATTCCTTTAGAAAAATTTATGTCCGAGTATATGAAATAAAAAGACTATATAAACAAGCCCCGGTGGCGGAATGGTAGACGCGCTGGTCTTAGAAGCCAGTGTCGAAAGGCGTAGGAGTTCGAGTCTCCTCTGGGGCACACAAACATGGGTAGCGAGCATCATTGGTGAATGCAGCAGACTGTAAATCTGTGGTCCTTAGCGGCAACGGAGTTCGATTCCCTGGCTACCCACCAATTATTTCAGCATTATTGGGTCGGAGAATTTAGACCATTATTAATTGTTGACGTTTTGTTTTTTGTGGTTGTTGTCGTTGTGGTTGTTGTTGTCACGTTAGGTTGTATTTTAGACAATTGATTAGATAATGTTTGAATGCTTGCATTTGCAGCATTTGATACAGAAACAATTGATCTATTTCCTTCATTACTAATGTTTGTTGCAGCAGTCAAACCGCTTGCACCTGTTGTAACAACACCAGCTATACCAGAATCAGCAACATTTCTTACAGCAGTTAGACCCGAATTAGCTACGTTTGTTGTGGCAGTTAATCCATTAGCTGCTGTTGTTGTGACAGAATTAAATCCTGCACTAGCAATTGAACTAGCTACGTTTGTTGTTGCAGTTAAACCATTAGCTGCTGTTGTTGTGACAGAATTAAATCCTGCACCAGCAATATCTGAATTTGATTTTGCCTGGTTGTTACTCATTGAAGTGAATGTTGCGTTTGTGCTTTGAGCAATTGCAGCCTGATTATTACTTTGAGTAATCGCGACTTGACGATTAGCATTTATACCATACACTTGTGTTAAACTTGGTAATAAAACACTGGTCCATTGTAAAGCAGTGTCAGCAAAACTTTTTGGTGCAGCTACTTGGAAATTCTGTGAATTATTGTTATTACCACCGCCCATGTGTAGACTCATGACTGCTGCTACTTTTGCAGAACTATCACCCGATTTAGCAATTTCAGCAATTGCTGCATACTTAGCTGCATCTGCCGCGGCATTTGCTTGTGCAATTTTATGTTGTGCTGTAACATACATATTATAATCTGTCGATGCACATCCAGTAACAAGTAGACATGCAGAAACAATAGCTAACAATAATTTACGCATTTTATTCTCCTTAGTTTTTTTTTCGCGATATATTCATGTATTTAGCATTTTTTTATTATATAGACCCATATATACTAAGTATTCCCTGATAGCTCAGCGGTAGAGCGCCGGACTGTTAATCCGTCGGTCCCTGGTTCGATCCCAGGTCGGGGAGCCAACAATGTGTGTTTTTTCGAAGCCCTTTTAGTTAAATGGTATAACAGTTGATTTGTAATCATCAATTGGCAGTTCGATTCTGTCAAGGGGCACATCATCAAAAAGGATAATAAAAATGACAACAACCGCGCGTAGAAAAAAGAGTCAAAAGAAGTTAGACAATAAAGACAAAGGAATCACGCAAGAAAGAAGTCCACATTGGCCTACAGTTCAAAATCATTTCATTAAAAAGCATCCATCATGTGCAGCATGTGGTTCTAAAGATCATTTGAATGTGCATCATGTTCAGCCATTTCATTTGCATCCAGAATTAGAATTGGAAGAAAGCAATCTAATCACACTATGCATGGACAATGACTGTCATCTATTGATTGGTCATGGAGATAATTTTAAAGCGTTCAATCCTAATGTGCGAGAAGATGCAGCAGAGATTTTAAAAAATGTCGAAAATCTAAAAGTTGTGTTAAAAGAAACAGCAGAGAAAGTAAAGCAGAAAAGGCTTATTGCATAAAGTGAAAGTCGGATTATTCATTAATCATCCAGAGTGTTCTCAAGATTGCTGCCTCGCAATCTCGGCAATACTATCTTCAAAGTATGAAGTTCAAGTATTTGATATAAATGATTTAGCTGGTGATTTAAATTTAAATCAATTCTATTGCGTAATATTCCCTGGTGGAATTGGTGATAGTAATTCTTATCACCATCTCTTCAGAAGAAAAATTGCAAATAAAGTTGCAGATTATGTATTCTGGGGCGGACGTTATCTAGGCATATGCATGGGTGCGTATTGGGCAGCTCCAAGATATTTTGACATAGTGAATGATATGGATGTTGTTCAGTACATTAAACGAGACAATGCTGAGATAAAGCGATCATATGCTACTACAGCAAAAGTGAATTGGAAAGATTCTGAACAAGAAATGTATTTTTATGATGGATGTGCTATCATAGGCGATGAATCAAAATTTGATGTTATTGCTAGGTATGCGAATGGAGATCCGATGGCAATCATACAACGGCGAGTTGGATTAATTGGTTGCCATCCAGAAAGTATGAAATATTGGTACGAAGAGCCTTGGCAATATCTAGAATCCAAATGGCATGACTACAAACATCATCAGTTATTGATAGAGTTCGTGGATGACTTGATTTCCAGGAATTAGTGTTATATAATGTTTTCACAATGCGATTGTAGTTCAGTGGATAGAACAACAGCCTTCTAAGCTGTGGGTCGCAGGTTCGATTCCTGCCAGTCGCGCCACTTTATTTTTTTAGGAGTTGTTTTATGAAATACGAATGCCAAGTATGCAATCACATTTATGATGAAGAAGTTGATGGTAAGTTTGAAGACTTGCCGATGTTCTATCTTTGTCCTAATTGCGGTTGCCATAAAGATGAATATGTTCCTCTAGAACAAGATTGATAATGGGTGACAGGTCTAATATATCCAAAGGACGAACTAGTTTTGATAGTAAAATTGGAGATAGTCTTGTCACCTTCTTGAATAGAAATATCACAGAGTATCCAACAGAAGCAGGTGCACCAAAGTTTGAGTTAGTTCCAGTAAAGCAACAAAAAGATTTAATGCTTAATGTTGCGAGAATGCATGCCCAACAAGAATATGATCGTATTATGGAAATGGTGCATGTGCTTCAAAAGCAAGCAGATCAAATCAAGCGTCGATTGTACATTACTGATGCTGTACATTCTGCAGAATATAGATTTCAAGTCTTTCATGGTCAATGCTATTGGCTTTTTCTAAACAGACAAACCAATGTCATTGAATTAACTATAAATGGACCAAGTGATTGGACTTTCGGTGCACCAGAACATTACGAATACATAAGTAGAGTTCGATACATGGGCGATTCTACTTGGATTGAAGTTGACAACGAAGGAAACCTTGTGATATGATACAGAAATGCGAGAGTGGTGGAATGGTATACACAGCAGACTTAAAATCTGCCGCCGCAGGGATTGAGGGTTCGAATCCCTCCTCTCGCACCAGCCATAGGGCCTATAGCTCAGTTGGTCAGAGCAGCGGACTCATAATCCGTTGGTCGCAGGTTCAAGTCCTGCTGGGCCCATCAATTTAAAAAGAAAATGAAAGTCGAATTACATAAACTATTTTATACTCCAGTTTGGAGATTCCATTATCCAGACTTTGAAAATGATCAAGAATATTTTGTGCGATATCTTGCGCGGGATAATTTATACATTTCGGAACGTGAGAAAAACGGACTTCAAATCACTAGAGCAAATCTACATAAAGATCACACACTTAAAAAATTAACCGAATTCATTCATAGTTGTAGTAAGTATGCGATGAATGATATGGGTTATTTGGATTCGTGTGGTATTACAAGTATGTGGGCAACTAGACAAAAACCTGGAGGCTTTCATCACATGCATAGTCATGGAAATAGTTTTTTGGGTGGTTCATTTCACATGTTTGATGTTGATGGTTCTGCAAGTGGAACAGTATTTCCAAATTTAAGTGCAGAGAAATATGTATTGCAACCAGCAAGATCAAAGAAGAAAGAATTGATGTTGAAATCTCATGAAGAAATGAAATTCGTACCAGGAACATTAATTATGTTTCCAGCATGGGCGACACATCAAACAAGTCCTACGAATTGTCAATATAGAATCATTGTTGGTGTAAATGTAATGCCTATCGGAAAAACAAACACAGATCACTTTGATAGATACAATTTTCCAGAAACACAATATATGAAGTTAATGGAGTACGGCGATGAGCAATTTTAGATTCATTGAAACAGGAATTGATGTAAGTAAAATTCTTGGTCAAATTGAAGATAAAGATTGGCAAGCAGTTTCTACTTATTCTAAGATTGGTGGCGAAAAGAATCCATATGGATTTCTTCCTTTAGTAATGGCAATGGTTCGTAATGCTGACGAGAATCCAAAGAATTCAGAATTGCAAAGACGCACACCACTTTACAATAAGTATACTGCTGTAAGGAAATATCTTAAAAAGTTTGGGATTAAAGAAACATCTAGGGCAGCATTCTTTAAGTTAAATCCAAACGATAGTGTTGGTCGACATATTGATGATGGCACATATTACGAAACGAGAGATAGATATCATCTATCATTGCAAGGAACATATTTGTATGAAGTTGATGGCGAAGAAAGACAGATAGAACCTGGAACATTTTTTTGGTTTGACAATAAAAAATATCACTCTGCATGGAATAATGGTACGATAGACAGAATTACATTTGTGTTTGATGTCCCGCATTCTTCGAGGAACCCATAGAAATAAATAGTAAGTTGTCACAACAATAGGAAGTAATGTGTATCACCACAAACTTAAAATAGAAGAAGTACAAGAATTTATTTTAAATCAATCGGAGGATACTAAAATATATATTGGATGTGATTCAGAAAGAGTTAATGTGAACGGCGTATGGCATGCGGATTACATATTAGCAATTGTGATTCATATAGATGGTAAGCATGGATGTAAACTATTTGGTGAAGTGCAAAGAGAGCGAGATTTTGATCAAAAGGTTGCTAGACCTAGATTTCGTTTGATGACTGAGGTTTATAAAGTTTCTGAGTTGTATTTGAAACTTGCTGATGTGTTGGAAGATAGATATGTAGAGATTCATTTAGATATTAATCCAAGCGAAATGTTTGGAAGTTCTTGCGTTATCAATGAAGCGATTGGATTTATCAAAGGCACTTGCAATGTGATTCCAATGATAAAGCCTAAAGCATTTGCTGCTTCTTACGCTGCTGATAGATTGAAAAGTTTGAAATTAGCTTAAAAGAGGAGTTCATTATGAAAGTGATTAAATCAGAATGGCATCAAGTCGAAAAACAATATGAAATTGAAATTGACGAAGATTTGATTCGTGATGTTTATTCGAATGATGAAGATGAAATGGAATTGCATTTGAAAGCGTTCGAAGAAGGTCTATTAGATCCTATTGATGTTATTGATTACGCAGAAAACAATGGCTTCGATCTTGGATGGGAATGGACATATGATGATTGTTGGACCGACCGTAAAGGCGGATATGATGTAACTTACGCAATTGGCGAAGATGATTAAAAAGGAGTTTGCTATGAAACACTATAATGAATTGAGTAATTTAGAAGAAAGTATTCATAAAGTTGAAGATTTTAAGAATATTTTTAAACTTCTTATTGCTGGAATTGAAAGTGAAATTGATATGAAAGTTATCAAGTCGGTATTGTATTCTTTAGAACAAAACATTATTGATGCTTCTGATTCATTAAATGAATCATTTCAAACTGTTTGGAATGCAGTTCGGGATGAAGATAATAATACATTTACTACAGCTGGATTTCAACAAAGTTTTATGTCGGATTCCTCAATTCCCACATTGACTACAACAAACTTTAGTGCATTGACAACTGATGATATCAAATCGGTTAATACATTCACTATTGAACAAATTAACGCCTTGCGAGGATATGATTCCTCTCTAGCTTCAATGAACCAGCCATAGGACGCGCCACAGGAGCGTTTTAGAACCCTCCCCTTACTTACCCATCACCCGTGAGCCGAAACCAGCCTATAGAGCGTCCTATAGAGCTGGTTTTTGTTGCTTTTACGCAACAGAACGTGAAATAGTTCTTGACTTTCCTTGAAATTTATTAGACAATAGTAGAATCAAATAAACCCGAAAAGGAGTTCGAAATGAGGAAATTGATCGCGTCTGGTCTGGTTGTGTCGCTACTTACTGGTTGTGCTTCAACATTTGAAACTACATCAAAGGTTGGCAATTCAATTGGTCGAAATGAAGCGCAACATGTTTCAGCAATTGTCAATCCAGTATACAAATTGAATAATTATAGCGGTCCAGATGCAATGGATCGTAATGAAGCAATTCAAGCAGCTAAACAATGTTTATTTGCAAAGATGCGTCCTAATGTAGAATACATTTCAGTTCGAACTGATACTGGATCTAAAGTTATGGTTCCAGTTAATGTGCATTGTGAGCCATATCTCCAATAGGAATTAATGTGGAATTTATCTTTGCATCAGCAATAATTGGACTTTTGTTGTATTATTGTTGGAGAATTGTTTTAATTGGTGCGATTGGGTTTGTTGTAATCTTTTGTGGATTATCTGCATACATTGATCATAGAAATGCGAATCAGCAACAACCACAAATAGTTGTCGATTCGCAAATACCAATTGCTCAACCTCAACAAACAATTGTACAAGCAGTTGCTAAAGTGGATACGGTAAAGGAGCAGTATGTTAGGGATTGTGTCAGCTATGGTCTTGACCGTGGCTGGTGCGGTCGAAACTGGGACGGTGTTACTGAGGAAAACGACGACGTTGTTGCTTTAATGCAACAGCCAGGAAAGCCTTGACTTTCCAGGAGATCAGAGTACAATAGATCTTGTGGTGAGAGAGAAACAGGAGAAAAAAGTGTTTAATGCGTATGTCAGCCAAATCGGTGAAGAGTTCTACGAAATGCTAGAAGAATTTTACGAATACGATTTGGATATGCTAGAATTCCTCTTGGGAGATGGGCAATGAAAAATTTAATTAATCATCAGTACATGACAGAAGAAGGCATTCTTGTCACCGTATTTAAGCCAAAGACTCCTAAGCGGAATCAAACATTTCCATCGATGAAGTATACTATTGCTAACATTGGTAGGCAAGCAACCAATCTTCGAAATGCTGGCCTATCAAAAGCAGGTTCGACTAGTTAATGTTGTATTTGAAAACTCTCGGCTAATCTTTAAGGAAATCAAAATGACCCAAGCTAATCAAACCGTCGATTCTGCAATGGAATACAAGTACACTCCGTGGGAAGAACTGTCGCGCCATGAGCAATTGTCATGCACCTTCTGGGATGCATACAAAGATGCACACGGTTTCCGTCCTCGGCACGTGGATACCTCAAAGATGACTGAGGCGCAGCTTGAAGCTGAGTTGGAGTACCTCGCTATGGTCATCAAGCGCGAGGAAGATGATAGAATCGAAGATGAAATCCGAGCAGGTCAGAGGCTAGAGGAAACCATCTATAAGATGATGGATTGTGGTTGTCGGAATCGCGAGATGGCGATTCGTTGGCTACATGAGGCTTACGAAACCAACGGCGACACCGAGTATTTGGAATATAATCTCGGCGTTAATTATGGTTACTTTTCAGGCAAGCGACATGACTAATTTTTATGTCCATTGCGCCGAATGTCAGAATAAGCATTCGGTCGAAGATGTAGAATTCCTTGATGTTGAAGAGGATTACGTTGGTCGGGACATTATGCACTTCGTATGTCCCGAAACTCAGAACGAATCCAAATCATTGGTGTATAAAGAATGAACGAACTATTTGAACAACTTGCTATTGATTGTGCTGGACAATTAGAATGGGACTTTCCCAAACCTCCAGCATCTTTTACTTTCAATCGTGAAGAACTGATCAAATTCTACAAGTGTATTGTCTACGATGTTCTAAGCGAATTGACCAACGATGACTCATTAGGAAGCCCAAGGATTGAGGCTATTCGCCGACTGGCAGAACGATATGGTGTGGCACAATGAACGAACGAATTAAAGAACTGGCTGATGAGGCTACTTCATATGCAGACACACTGGATGTAGCCGATCAAAGAATCTACCGAGAGATTAGGGATAGAGAATTCGCTGAGTTGATTATACAAGATTGTCTCGCACAAGTTGCAATGATTGGAGTTTCAAACTTCGAGGATGATGATTCTGGTGATATTTCTTGGACTGTTGGTAAATGTATTGAAATGATCAAGTATAGATTTGAAATTAAAGAATAAAAAACAAGGAAAAAATAATGCATTATTATCCAGACAAATGGGTGATGATTAAAGTGACTAGGAATGTGTTTCCAGAAGGAGACAAGATCCTTTACAAAATCTTCGGATCATGGCGCAATATTGGTATGCGCTGGAGATTGAATTCTGGAGTGACCAAAATTACTGAAGATTCTCGATCATATTATTTTCATGGATATTCTGGTTCCGTATACAAGTGCAATAAACTTGCGTATGGTACCACTGAACATGGAGAAAATGTATTGAAAGATTTTGTTGTATCATCATTAGAAGCATTTGACTGTGTTATTGAAGTTCTTCCTACGGAAACAAATTTTATGGAGTTAAACTATGAAGCTATGGATTGATCCGCCGGCTGGATGGAAATACGGATTTCCTAAAGTGTGGGATTCAGAAATGTATCCAAAATTTTATGAATGGATTATTTGGGCTGGATATCCTGAAGATGTTATGAAATCATATGGTGTGCATTTTTATGTTCGCCAATGGGAATATAAAGAGGAAAATGAAAATGAGTGATCGTATTGTATTGGGATTTATTGTTGCTGGTTGGTTAGCGGTTATTACATTAGTTTTGACTGGAGCTGCATAAAATGTTTTTAGCAAAGCCCTACTTTAAGAATTGTTTGAAATCAAAAACTTTCGATTCAATGCAAGAGTGCCGACAATATCTCAATGAATTTGCTGAAATGAAACTTTCAATTGAAGATTGGATTGCATCCGGCAAACTTTTGGAGATTGATGAATACGGCGATACGTTCTATCCAGAACAGTTTCCAGTGGTTGTGCAAGGTAAGACTGTCATGCGGAAGTTCGATTTTGACGCTCTTTTGTCGTAAAAAAACAACAAAAAGAAAAGCCCTTGACTTCACGGATCCACAGTGCTATAATGATTATGTTAGATGAGAAAGGAGATGAAAGTGACTCTTGACCAGTTGATCGTTCAGTTAGTTAATTACGAAGCGCAGCGTGTTGCTCTACTTCAGCAGCAAGATGAAATTGATGTTCACTATCCGCATATTGAAGCAGAGCATTTTTATGACCTTGACGCCGTTGCATACGGCTTGATGTAATTTATATATTTTTAAAAAGGAATTTAAATCATGGCTAAAGTTAAAGCACCCCGGACTTGTGAGCGTCTAATCGTCCTTATGGCTAAATGTGGTGACGGTTGGGTTTGTAGTCCAAATCAGATTCAAACCGATCTACAATATGATTGCATGTATCGGATTTCGACAGAACTCTGGCGAGCAAAGAAGCGTGGTGCAATAATCAAAACACACCGCGATGGTCGTAATGTTGTTGGTTACGAATTAATGAATGTACGAGAAATGCGTGAATGGATTGCTGCTCGAGGATTTGACGCAGAAACATTTACGAAAGTAGAATCTAATCCGAAGTCAGTTCAGCCCAAAGTGCCTAAAGCTGCTACTCCCAAAGCACCGAAGGTTGCGAAAGCACCTAAAGTCGCTAAAGTGAAACCAGCTAAGGTTGTAGAGATTCCTCAGTTCGAAGAGGATTCGCTCGAAACAGCTATGTCAAACATGGTTAGCGCAAGCGGACCAATTGACATTTTGGATGAAATTGACACGGACGTAACCGACTATGAAGATCGTCGGTACGCAGAAGATTATGTTGCTACGACGTAAAGAAGACACAGTACCATTAGTTGAAAGCCTAATACTAACTGCTTGGGATCTCGGTTTAACTGGCAATGAAGTTATTGAGTACATCATTGCTGCTACAGGATTAGCTGAAGGTGTTATTCGCCCAATAGTCGCGAAATTTATTGATGACAACTATTGAGACACAGTGGCGATTCATTCGCCACTTTTCATTTGTAAGAGGAAAACAAAATTAATATCTTTTACTTAGATAAAGACACAGTGAATTGTGCTAGAATGCATCTAGACAAGCATGTTGTCAAGATGATTCTTGAATATGGACAATTGTTATCAACAGCGCATCGTACATTAGATGGCATTGACAATGTGCTTGCTGATCCGCTACATGATTCAATCATGTATAAAGCAACCCACAAGAATCACCCATCTGCTATATGGGCAAGAAAGTCTAAAGAGAATTACATTTGGTTAAGTAATCTTCTAATCGATTTATGCGAAGAGTATACTTATCGATACGAGAAAGTGCATAAAGTAGAACGTACCGGTTTATGCTTTGTTCTATATAAGAATGTGCCCAAGAATATTGGCACAGAAGGTTGGTCTGAGCCTACGCCAGCGATGCCAGATATATACAAAGTGAATGGAGACGCAATTATATCCTACAAGAAATACTATATACATGAAAAGGCGCGCATTGCAAGATGGACTAAACGTCCTCCGCCAAATTGGTTTACGCAAGGAATTAATAATGCCAACTTATAATTTTAGAAATAAAGACTCTGGCGAGATAATCGAAAGAGTTTTTAAAATGAGTGAGAAAGAGGAATTTTTAAAAGAGAATCCTCAATTCGAATTTGTTATGTTAAGCCCTCCAGCACTAGGTGATCCAATCCGATTGGGAGTTCGTAAACCAGATAATGGATTCAGAGAAGTTCTAGCTAAGGCTAAAGCTGCGCATCCTAAGGGGAATGTAAATACATTCTAATGTTGGAGCCCTTCATTACAATACTAGAAAGAGGTCTTCGATGGCTAGAAAACCGTCTGTACCAAAAATTCCACAATCAGATGAATTGGAAACTTCTGGTCCACAAACAACTAAAGCACCAAGACAAGTTAATAACACATTGAAGTTAAAACTTGATGATGCAAAGAAGTTTGAACCACTAACAGAGAATCAAAAACTATTCTTTGATGCATATGATAGAGGTGATTATTTCGTCGCATTGCATGGCGTTGCTGGTACTGGAAAGACATTCATTGCAATGTATAAATCATTGATGGAAGTTCTTGACAAGAATAATCCATTCGATAAAATCATTGTTGTTCGCTCTGCTGTGCAATCAAGAGAGATTGGACATTTGCCTGGTGACGTTACTGAAAAGATGGAAATCTATCAGCAACCATATCAGCAGATTTGCCAAACGATCTTCGGTCGTAAAGATGCATGGTCAAGACTAGCAGAGCAAGGTTATGTTGAATTCATCTCCACATCATTCATTCGCGGAATGTCATTCGATGATGCTATAATCATTGTTGATGAAATGCAAAATATGAATTTCGAAGAGATTGATACCGTAATGACTCGCGTTGGATATCGTTCTAAAATTATCTGGTGTGGCGACTATAGACAAACCGATCTTAGAAAATCAAACGACAAGACAGGTATTCTAAAATTCTTTGACGTTGCTATGCATATGAAAGCATTCACAAGAATCGAATTTACTGCTGATGATATTGTTCGATCATCTTTGGTTAAAGACTACATATTAGCAAAGCTACAATACGAAGACACAATACAAAATTAATGGATTACACAAAGTGAAATTTAATCATGTGCCATGTTCAATTGACTATGACTTAGAAACTGAAACCGTAAATGGAAAAAGATTCTATAAAACTCCCGACGGGCAATTATACCCGTCGGTGACAACTATTACGTCACAGCATACGAAAGCAGATATTATTGCGTGGCGAAAGCGAGTTGGTGAACAAGAAGCAAATCGAATATCTACTAAAGCCTCGAGTCGTGGAACAAGAGTGCATAAAATCTGTGAAGACTATCTGAATAACTCAGAAAAGTATGCAGAGAAAGCAATCCCAGATTCGTTTGTAATGTTCAAATCATTGCAACCACTCATGGATGAGCATATTAATAACATCCATGCGATTGAGATCCCACTCTATTCACATCATTTGAAAGTCGCTGGTCGTGTTGATTGCATTGCAGAGTATGACAATAAACTTTCAATCATTGATTTTAAAACATCTTCTAAACAAAAGAAAGAAGCTAATATTAAAAACTACTTCATGCAATGCTCTGCTTATGCAGTCATGTATGAAGAACGTACTGGAATCCCAGTTACTCAATTAGTTATTATGATTGCAGTCGATTCGGATCATCCGCAAGTGTTTATTAAAAAGCGTGATGACTATATTAAAGATTTTATTTCTTACCGTGAAGCATATGATGGAGTTTTATATGAATAGAATGTATGATGATGTTCGAAT